TTCTCGCCGCAGCGGGCGCGGCTGATCGCCACAACCGAAGTTACCCGGGCATTCGCCCAGGGCAAAAACATCGCTTGGCGCAGGACCGGCGTCGTCGAGCGCCGTCGCTGGCACACCGGCAACGACGAACTGGTCTGCGAGGTCTGTCAACGCCTTGACGGGCGGGAGGTTGGCTTGGACGAACCCTTCGATGACGTCGGGCGCATCATGTATCCGCCCGCACACCCGCGCTGCCGTTGCACCGTGCAACCCGTCATCCCGGTTTCGTCGCCGGTAAGCACCGACTACACGTCACCCGGCCTACGCGACCCGGTCATTACTTTTTCAAACCGTCGCAACCAGGATGACGACCGCTTGAGTCTGAGCGGCATTCCCTTCCGTCAAGCTCCTGCTGCCGCATGGGGTAAAATCCCTGATCGGGCGTTGCCGTCCGAACCGTATGACCTGCCGCCCCTCACGCCGACCGCACGACGACGGGGCGTCGGCGTCCTCGTCGTGGAAGAGGACGGGCGGGTCTGGGTTGTAAAGACGGACGATGATGACATGTACGAGATTCCGACCGTCGCCGTCCCGAAGGGGCTGACGTTGCAACAAACCGCCCTCTGGCACGCATACCAGGCAACGGGGTTGATCGTCGATTTGGTCGACTACGTCGTCGACAGCCCGGTCGACGGCATCGTCACCCGCTACTATGTCGCCAAGCGCAGGGCGGGCGCTCCCTGGGGCGCACGCAGCAAGCGATGGGTTTCCCTGGCGACAACCCGTCACGCCGCCAGCTACGCCAACCGCATGGCGGACCGCAACATTCTGCGTCAATTCTAGGAGGTCCCATGCCCACCCTTCGCATCGAAGGCGTCGACCGGGTCGACAAGAAGCTCGGGCGCATCGCCGCCGGTCAATTCCTATCAATCCCGATGGAGCAATCCCTCGCCCTGCTCCAAGCCGACCTGACCCGTTACCCGCGCCGCAGCCAGAAGCCCGCCCACCTGCGCGGGCGTTTCGTCTCCGACCGCCAGCGGCGCTACGTCATGATGCTGGTCCGGCAGCGGGGCGTTCCCTACCGGCGCACCGTCTCGGCGGGTCTACAGGGCGCGTGGACTTACCGCATCACGCTCAACCCGGGCGGCGGGGTTCTAGGCGTCCTGGGCAATAACAAGGAATATGCGCGTTATGTGCAAGGCGACCAGGACCAGGCGCAGATTCACCGGGGAAATTGGCCCACCGACCGCCAGGTTTTCAACCATCGCGAGCGCCAGATCGTCGGCTTCTTCCGGCGGGCAATTCGAATGGCGCTTTCCGCTTGACCCGGGGTTAATGCCCATGCTACAATCGACCTAACACAGCCACATATTGAGGCGCAAAAGGCGCAAGGATTCCCGTCCTTGCGCCTTTTTTTTGTTCCCGGGGAGAGAGCTATGTTCCGTTCCATCATTGCAATCAAGACCGCCAACGGCGAATGGACGCTCGACGTTCTCGGCAACCCCTATTTCGGCCCCAATAACGGGCGCGACGTCGACGGCGAGTATTTCAGCCCGTCGACCAAGTTTCACGAGGACAAATACCCGTTGCCGCCGGTCGTGTACTATCACGGATTCGGCGACGACAAGAAGCCCGTCGGCGAACCCGAATACATCGGTCGCACCGTGAAACGCTGGACAACCGAACAGGGAGTCTGGTATCGCGTCGTCCTCGATCAGGCGAGTAACCTCGCCCGCAAAGTTTGGAACGCCGCCCAACAAGGCATCGCCCGGGCGTCGTCGGGTTCCAACCATCTCTCCCGGGTCGCCAAGACCGGCGAGATCGTGCATTGGCCCGTCACCGAACTTTCCCTCTTTGAGATGGCGGGCAAGAAACGCCCCGCCAATGGCTATGCCGTCGCCGTCCCGGTGACAGCAAAGGTCTGGAAAGCGGCGGGCTTGGACCTGCCGCTCGACTTCGTTTCTCAGCCGAAGGCAAAGCGTAAAGGCGCAGCAGCGCAGGACGCAAGCGAGGCTTTGAACCATACACCGATCACTTTTTCAACCGTAGGAGACAAAGCAATGAATCCCGAAGAGCTTCAACGCATGATCGCCGACGGCGTCGCTGCTGCGCTAAACCAACAGCGTGAGCAGGATGCCGCCGCCGCCGCCGCCCAAGCCGCCTTTGACGCCGCCGTCAAGACCGAAGTCGACAAGCGCCTTGCGGGCAACCCCGCTGATCGCCGCTTGCCCTCCTTCGAAGCGCCGAACGTCGCCCAATTCGGCAACATCTGGAAATACGACAACCTCGACGAAACGGACCTCGCCATCGCCATCGGCGTCCTCAAAGCCGCCCGGTTGACCAACCGCTCGGAAGGTCCGAGCGAGAACTTGTTGCGGGCATTGGCCGTTCGCTTGGCCGACATGCCCGACCCGGACGGGCAATACATCGCCTCGAAGATGGCGATGAAAGCCGCCGGGATGCCCGTCAAAGCCAACGAATTGAACCAGTCGACCCTCGCCTCTTACGGCGACGAATGGGTCGGCGTCACCTATTCGACGCAGATCTGGGACAAGATTCGCTTCGAAGCGCCGATTGTATCGAAGCTCCCGACCGTCGTCATCCCGCAGGGCAGCGAGTCGATTATCATTCCGCTGAACTCGGCGTCCCCGACCTTCTACAAGGTCGCTCAAGCGTCGGCGATGGGGTCGAACCCGGGTCAATTGACGAACGTCGTCACCACCTCGAAGATGTCGACCGACAAGGTCACGTTGACCGCCGGGAAGATGGGCGCGGCGGTCGCCTACACCGGCGAACTCGAAGAGGATTCGCTCTTGCCCTGGGCAAGCGAACTGCGCCGGGACTTGACCGCCGAAGCCGCTGAGGTCCTCGAACATTTGGTCATCGACGGCGACGTCGCCCCGGGCGCAACGACCAACATCAACCATATCGGCGGCACACCGGGCGCGACCGACGTCTATACGCTGTTCGACGGCTTCCGCAAGCTGGCCCTTGTGACCAACACCGCCAACTCCCGCGACGGCGGCGTCCTGGACGTCTCCGACTTCCTGGAAACCGTCAAGCTCATGGGCGTTTCGGGCATCAACGCCATCGACCGCAGCAAGGTCAGCCTCCTGATCGACGTCAATACGCATTGGTGGACTCTCGAACTGCCCGAAGTGTTGACGAAGGACGTCTTTGCGATGCCTACCATCGAAAGCGGGGCGCTCAAGTCTATCTGGGGCTACGAGGTCATCCCGACCGCCAACATGCATCGCGCCAGTGCGGTCCGCTTCGCCAATACGGCGGGCAAGGTCGACCAGACCACACCCGGCAATAACACAAAGGGCAGCATCGTGGCGGTTCGTTGGGACCGCTGGCGCTTGGGCTACAAGCGCCGTGTAACCTTTGAGGTTGAACGGTCGGCGATGGCGGACGCCTCGACCATTGTCCTCATGATGCGCTGTGGCTTGCTGGCCCGCGACAACGAAGCCTCGGCGGTCAGCTACAACATCTCGAAGGTCTAGTCCAGGTCAAACCGTGAACCGACCCGCCCCGCCGTTTAAGCATCGACGGCGGGGCGGGCTACGCCACAGGGGAACATATATGCGAATTCGCTTCCTGCAAGACTACCGGGGACACCTGACCGGCGAAATGTTTTTCAACCGAAATGACGAGGTCGACGACACGACCCTGCCGACCGCCGCCGCGCTGGTCGCCGAGGGACGGGCGGAAGACATCACGCCGGAAAGCCCCGCACAAGGCGACGACGGCGAAGGGTCCGACCCGCCCGCTGACCCGCCCGCCCAGAATGGCGCTGACGGGCAAGGGACGCCCACAGCGACGCCCGAGACGCCCGAGGCGGGTTCCACTACCAGCGACGCCCTGCCGTCGCCCGCTGCCCCTGAGACGGACCTTTCCGGCGAAGTGCAAGTCAAGCGGTCCCGCAAGTAAAACGCCCCGAGCAAGTCGGGCTTTGTTCTAGGGAGACAACGAACGATGCCACTTTACAATAAAAAGAACAGCAAGAGCGTTATCCGTCAGGGGCTGGTCGCCGCCGCCGCCAATGGGGCGGTCCCGATCATGGCGGGGACCGTCCTCATCACCAAAGGCTCCATCTGCGCCCTGACCCTGGCCGCGCCGACGACCGAAGAGGACGGCACGCAACTGACCATTGTCTCGACAACGGCTTACGCCCACACCGTCACTCAAGCCAGCCCGGGGTTCAACGGGGCGGGCGGAAGCGGCGATGTGGCGACCTTTGCTGCTGCAGCGGGCGGGTCTTTGACCGTGATCGCCTACGGCGGCAAATGGTACGTCGCCAATCTCCAGGGCGTCACCCTGGCGTAAGGAACCGCCGATCATGGCTTACTGCACCGCCGCCCAAATTGCCGCATATTTAGGAATGGAAGCCCTGACGCCCGGGTCGGCGCTTGAAACGGCGTTGACGGGCTACGCCGCAGCGGCGCAGGGAGTCATCGAGCAATACACCGGGCGCACCTTCGAAGCCGCGACGGCAACCCGCTATTTTCAACCGGACCAGGTCATCTTCGCCGGGTCGATCCATCTGGAGACTGACCTGGCCGAACTGACCAGCATTACGGGCGGGGACGGCGTCGTCGTCGCCGCCATAAACTTCGTGGGCGAACCGTTCCACCACAGAAAGCCCTGGCGCACGTTGCGCTGGACCCACGACGCCGGATGGGGTCAGCGTCAAATCGACCTCTATCGGCAGTCACTTGCCCTCAATAGCATGCTCCAGATCGCCGGGAAGTGGGGTTATTCGCTCACGCCGCCCGCCGACGTCTTTCAAGCGTGCCAACGGCTGGCAAGTTACTTCTATCGGCAGCGCGACACCGGCGGCGACCTCGACTCGCCCCGGGTCGTCGACGGCGTCACGTTGATGCCGTCGGTTATCCCGTCCGACGTGAACCGCATCCTGCGCGCGTACGTGAGCCGGTTATAGCCATGTGGACTACCCTGGGCGAACTCATGCAAGACCTGGCGGACCTGCAGGTCGACGGCGTCAACCGCAGTCTGCCGCACCCGCCCGAGCAAATCAACACCGACGAACTGCCGATGCTCTACGTGCGCCTTCCGCAAAACGACACGGCGCAAATGCTCTCGTTCCAGGGCAACTTCGGCATCCGGTCGGTGACGCTGGACCTGGTCATCCTGGTGACGCCCCTCAACCTGGGAAGCGCCGCCAAGACAACGCTGGCGGTCGCAGGGCTACTCGACGCCCTACACAACGCCTTCGTCGGGGAGGTCGACGCCCTCGGGCTGATCAGCTACCAGATGCGGGTCGTCGAAGCCGACTCGGGCGGTTCGACCCTGTATTGGGGAATCATCTGCACCGTGACCTGTTCCGCAAGTTAGGGATTTTCAAGCGAAAGAAGAAGCGCCATGCCGGTTAAGTCCTACGCCGTCCGCCTACTGATCGACGAATTCGACTTCAGCACCGATAGCAATTCCCTGGGCATGTCCTTCGCCGCCGAGGAATTGCCCGCGTCCTCGTTCCAGGTCCCGGCCAAGCAGTCGATTCCGACGGCGGGGCAGAATAGCCTGAATCACGGCGGTTACTATACGGGCGGGACGGCGGGCAACATGGCGGAGGAACTCCGCACCCGCCTCGCCTCGGGCATCGCCGCATGGGTCATCGTCCTCTTTGGCACGGTGACGATCCCGTCGGTCGCCTACGTTCGCAAGGGCGCTTGGATGGGGCAACTCACGATGGAAGCGCCCATTCGGGAACTCCTGACCGTGCAAGGGTCCTGGCTATCCATCCCGACTTGGCGCGGGCTTGCCATCGTCGATCACGACCTCGAGGAGAATCACGCCGGGGCATTCGTCGACTTCAAAGCCAGCGGTCCCGACGGCGGCAAGATTGTCATTCAAACATCTGTTCTGAGCGGCGGGAACGTGACCGTTACCGTGAAGTCATCCGCCGCATCGAACGGGTCCGGGGCGGTCCCGCTTGACCCGATCATCATCGACGAAATCGGCGTCGTGGAGGTCGACATCGACGAAGCGGTCGCCCGCTACATCGCCGCCGACGTCACCTTCGAACCCGGCGCAACCGCCGCTCGCATTTCGGTCATCGTCGTCGTTGACGGCGTCACTAGTACGTTATAGGAGGGCTTCATGCCACATAAGACACTGCAAAATGTCGGGGTTACGTACAACGCTCTGAACCTGATCCCGTATTTGAACCAGGCGTCCCTGCAGGCGACCGTGCAAGCGGTCGACACCACGAACCTGGGTTCAACCGGGCAAGAGCAGTCGCCGGGAGCGCCTTCGTTCTCGGTCCCGGTCGGCGGTTATTGGGCGAAGGAACTCGACGACGTCCTCGGCCCGGACGCCATCAGCCCGCCCACGACCCAACGGACCCTGGTCGTCTCGTTCGGCCCGTCGGGCAGCAAGGTTATTTTCACTTGGACCGGCGGAACTTATACCGGGGCGTTCATCTCGGACTACCAAATTCAAGCGTCGGACCCGCTCGGTCAATTGACCTGGTCGGGAACCCTCACCTGCTCGGGCGCACCCGCCCGCACAACGGGCTAGACACGGACCTTTTATGGCGATCATGCGACACGAATGCCCCGTCGAGGGGCATGCCGACAACTTCGTAGAAATCTCGGATTCCTGGTCCCGGCGTGACTTCCGCACGTTCTGGGAAAGCAATGACCCGGTTCAACTCGTCGACCTTTATCAACGCAAGACCGCCGCATGCAACCTGACGCCGGTCGACCCGGGCGTTCCACCCATCACCAAAGGGGCGCAGATCGTCGAGGAAACGCTCGACACCCTCGA